TCTCTCAAAACTCAATTTTATGTCATCTTGTTCAATATAAATTTTCATTCTTTCCTCACTTTTCCAAACTTAATAATCACTTTCAATCCAGTCACTCGCTGGATTTCTTCATCTGAAGCATTCTCTTTCAATAGCTTCAACGCAACATCTTCCATGCTTTGAAACGCTCCGACATACTCATCGAACTCTCTACACGTCTCGCAGTAATCTGGCTCTTCATAGCGACCCAACGTATACCAGCCACCAAGATGACATTCGTAGAGATGAATCATCAAATCACCTCCACACGTTGGCTCAAGGCCTTCGTTTTGCAGTATTCACAATGACCGCATGGCTTCGCCTCTTCTTCGCCCTTTTTAACATCGTCAAGACGCTTAATAAGCATAGATAACTCAGATAACTCGTAATCAAGTTTTTCCTGAGATTGAAAAACAATCGCTCGGGTATCAGGAGTAGATTCTTTAGTCACGGCATAGATAACAGGGGTAAACTCCTTGCCATACTGCTCTTTCAGCATTTTCTTATACGCTGCCATTTGAAGAACATATCTCCAAGCTTCAAACCAGCGAACCTGAATATTTCGCCCACTTGCTTCATCCTGAACCCAAACCATGCTGTCAATGTCTGATTTTGTGGTCTTGATGTCTACGAAATAGCCCTTTTCGACATTGAGGCAGTCAATCTTGCCTTTGAATTCCACTCCTTCGATTTTGCCTGTGACAGCAACCTCTTTCTGTCCGACGTAGTACTCCATAAATTGCTTGTCAGCTTCTAGTCTCTCAATCATGCGCTGGCCAACCAGAAAATCAGCTTTTAACTGACCTTTGGTTTTACCAGCTTTTGAAATCATGGCATCCGCATTTTCATCCATAAACTTCTTGTGTGCTTCTGGGCTTTCAAAATAGCTGTGAACCATGTTACCAACCAAAAGAGCTGTGTTATCTCGTTGGTCTTCCCACTCTCCCTCCAGCTCCGCCAATGCCCGTGCTTCGCACTCTCTAAATCGCTTGTATTGCGAGATAGACCAGTAGCGACGTGCAGAAGCTGCTGAGTAGTAATCTTCTCCAAGCAAATCCATTGTCATTTCATCTCCACCTTTATTGATTTTGTTTGTGGCTCAAATTGAACGCCGTGAGCATTGAGCCATTCTTTAAATTGCTCCTTTATTTCCTTTGCGTTTTCTGCTGGAAAAATTAAATCTACAGTAAATTTGTAACCATATTTTTTAACACCATCCTCAAAAGCCATATTTTGCGATTTTCGGCCTGTTTCTTGCTCGGTGGTATGATTACCCCCTGAACTACTTTCCGACCCAAATTCAGGCTGATTTGGGGCGTAGAATTGACCCTGAGTATCTTGTTTCGCTTCTGCTTTAGTCCGTCTAAGCTCAGCTGCGTCTGCATGTAAGATATCGATAGTATCCAAAGCAGAGTGACCCTCTCTTAGCAAATCAACGTACTTTTCAGGGTTCAAACCTTTAGCCACCGCGATAGCAGTCATTTCATCTATACGTTTTTTCAACTCGTCTTCCGCTTTAGCTCGTTCAGCTAATGCCTTATCATCAAGAATTGCTTGCAAAACATCAACAAGTTTCGCTCCCTTGTCATAACTGCGAATGTAGACAGTAGGTCCGAGACCAGCTTTAGCTGCCGCTTCTGTAATCTGGATAAGTCCATCTTCACGTTGTTGCTTCTTAGCGGCTTCTTCTGCAACCAATCCGACAATCATTTTAGAAGTAGCTTGATTGATTCGCACATTATCGGCCATAAAACACTTCTTCTTGCTGAAATCGTCAAAGTAAATAGCAAATAATTTGATGTCAAGTTCTGTTCCACTTTCTGCGATTGCAGATTCAAAAGCTTCTCTGACTGTCTCCTTTCGGGCTTCTGTTTCTCTCTCCTCAAACTCCCTGATTTGATTTTTAATGTCTGTCTGCAAAGTTTTGATAGGGTCTAATATGCTATCAACCCAAGCCTTTGCTTCATCAAGAGGTTTAGAGTATTCTGAAAGCTGGTTTTTAAGTTCTTGTTCAATCTGACGCTGTACTCGTCCCAACTCGTCTTTGACTTTAATGTCATCTGATAAAGTTTCTTCTGTAACGATATAGCCAGCGTATTTCTTTTTGTAAGACTCTAAAGCTTGCTCCAAAACTTCTTTACCTTGGATTTCGATTTCAGCGGCTTTTAGAGTAAAGCCAATCTCTAAATCTGTTACTGGAACAAGTTCTAAGCTATCTGTCACATCTTTTAATTCTTCAACCATTTTAGAAATCCTCCCCTTCTAGCATGTCCATTTGACCATTTGCTGACTCTTGGTCAATTACTCCGCCCGTTTCTTGATCAAAATCTGGAATTTCATCTGCTGGGTATTCGGTAGAGGCTAACTCGTCAGGATTTGCCATTTTTCCAGCCGTTTTCGGGGGTGTTTTGGTGTCTGCGGTAAATTCTCCCTCTACTACGTTGTCTGGCTCTGTGGGCGTGCTAGGGGCTTTTAAAATGTCGTCTAACGTTTCAGCTTCTTCTCTCACTGGTTCAGCTTCTTTCATTTGGCGCTCGTTATCATACTCATTTTCTGTAGTACGGTTCACAGCATCAATAAATAAATCATTATCATCACTAGTATTAAAGAACTGTTTCGCAGCACGATTGATAACTGTACGCTTAGCCATTTCTTGAGGGAAGTTATTCTGAACATTCTTAGTTTTAGCTTGCGCCCAAGACTTGTCAATTTCTTTTTTGGTCATAACGGTCAGGATTTTCTCCCCATCCTCTTTTTCGATAATGCAATAAGCTCCTGCGATTGGATTGTCTGCATTAACCCAATCCGTTTCATGGCTAACAAAAACTTTCCGACCGTTTTCGTTCTTAATTTGGAATTTGTCACCCTCATAGATAACTTCTGCATAAATATCTTTCACTTCTGGTAATTGCTTAACAACTTTCATAGTGCCAAAATATGACCTAGTCAACTTAACAGTATTTCCGTAAGGGATAAAATAGCACTGAGTCTTTGCTGGGCTAAGCCCTTGAGTTACCATGTCAAGGAGTGCATTGTAGATACTATCTTGAGTGCACATCTGGAGCAAATTCCCACTGCTGGATTTTTTTAGAGCATAATATGCTGAACTGAGTGCATTGCTAACGCTATAATTCTGTGCAATCATTAGTCCCTCGTTTTGCATTTCTCCAATGCGTGCTGCAACTGGTGATGTAATTTGTTTTTGTGTTAGTTCGTTTGTCATTTTCTTCTTCCTTTCGTCTTCTTCAAATTCCAATTTTCACGCTTTATGCGCCTATTTTCGTTTTGCAATTTCAAAATAATATTTTGTTGCTCGTTGATGATTTCCCCGAGCTCTCGGCCAAGATGAATATATTCAGCTCGCCAATTATCGATTTCTGCGTATAGCTCTTCAATCATACTTCATCACCCACATATCGACGTCGACCGCATCCGATATCCACGTACTGGCTCGGGTCAAGTTCTTCTTGCTCCTCAGGCGGTTGCATTATATCTCTGTCATAATCAAACATGCGCATACACCTTCCCAAGTTCAAGCACTCGTTTCACATATCTAGCCTTGGATGTTAGCCCAAGATCCAGCAATTCGTTTTTTTCTTCATGATTGGCCAAAAGCCATACACGGTTTTCAAGTTCAATTCTAGTCATTAGCGTCTCCTTTGCTCTATCCCAAATACTTTGCATAGCGTGATCTTCGTGGTTCTGGCAAGGCTAATGGCTCAGGACGCAATCCTATAGGCGGTTCGTTATCAAACGTAAAGCCTTTGAACTCCCGACGGATATTCTTACGGATTTGTTCTCTTTCAATCTCACGACCCATTTCAAGCAATTCATCACAAGTTCTAATCACTTGCGTATCATACTCTTCTTGAAGTCGTTTTTCTTCCTCTTTTTGCTTTTCTAACTGATGAGCTAGAAACCCTGCGCTGATAAATCCTAAAAGCACTGCACCAGTTCCTAAAAGCTGGTTGATTAATGGTGGTTCAAACATTATTCTTCCTCCTGATTTCCCTGATTTTCTACTGCATATCTCATATTTAAGCCCCTTTTTGTAACTCTCGATCGTGCATTCCTAAAATAATGTCATAGTACGAATGACCAGCAGGGATGACATAGCCTGTCAAGTCTTCAATGACCGAACCATCTGCCATAATGTTTACAATTCTTGGTTTCCATTGCTCTTTTTTATTTTTCATGTTATAATTTCCTTGAATAATTTTAGTTAGTGCCTGATTGCCGTCAGGTACTTTTTTGTTATTTGATTTCATCTAATGCGTACAATCGTTCAATGGTTGTACGCTTTTTCCATACACAAAAACACATTCCAAAAAATCAATTTGAATCCATGCTTCGGCGTAATCTTTCCCATTGCTGGCATAGTGAGTTATATAATGGTGAATCATTTTATTCCTTCCTCCTAATGGCTTCACAGCTAAGACGCTTGAATTCTTCTGAGTCTATCTGAAAATTGATAGGCTTTTTTTGTAAACGCTCAAGAAAACTAGTGTTTCTTAAAAGTTT